AAAATATCAGTAGGCCAAGATTATAAAAATGAAGCAATGCATTATTCCGTTGGACAAGAAGTTTACGGAGGGCACACGATTTGCGACATTATAGAAAAACCCGAAGGTTATTCAATTTATATTCAAAAAAACGGGTCACAGCTGCCATGGAAACACTTTAATAAAAACATGGCCGTCTCAATAGAATACAATTTAGATTATTAATGAGATCACTATACAATTATATTATATTTACAGAAGAACGTTACAATAATAAAAAAGATCTAAAAGGGAAAGAACTTATACTAAATACTGAAATTACAGAAAGAGATTTTCATTTTGTAAATAGAATTGCAAAAGTAATTAGTGTACCTATTAATATAAAAACTCCTGTACAAAAAGGAGATGATGTAATTATTCATCATAATGTTTTTAGAAGATGGTTCGACGCTCGCGGTAATGAGCGCAACTCTGGTTCGTTTGTAACAGAAAACACCTACACTGTTTATCATGATCAAATATTTGGTTATAAACAAAAAGGCGAATGGAAATCTTTACCGGATTTTTGTTTTGTAGAGCCTGTAAAACAAGACTCCAAGTGGAGCGTTTTAAGCGAAAAAGAATTAGTTGGAGAGCTTGTGTATAGCAACGACTATTTAAAATCCTTAGGTGTATCCGTAGGAGACATAGTGGGCTTTACACCTGCTTCTGAATACGAATTTAATATTGAGGGTAAAAAATTATATAGAATTAAATCAAATGACGTAAATATTAAATATGGACAGACGCAAGAAAATAATTGAAGCGGCTGAAATGGCTTTAATTGAGTTAGATAAAGTAATACGCCAAAAAATTGACTTAGCTGAGCTTGATCCTGAAAAAGCAAAAATTGCAGCACAAGCAAAATGGGCAGCAATAGAAGATTCTTTTAAAATTATAGATAGAATAGAACAAGTAGATAATACTAAAAAAGAAACTGAAAAAGATTCTATTAAATTTTTAGGTGTTGAAAATCGAGTTAAATAATGTATAAACAAATATTATATAATGTAAGCTTAGAGCATCTTAGTTCTAAAAAAGTTAAAAATAATAATAGATACAAAAAATATAAATACGGATATAACGAAGATCTCGATTGTGTTATAATCAGTAAAGATGGAACTATTGGTGAAATATACGAGATTCAAGGTCTTAGAATAGGTTTACCCTCGGCTCCTAAAAAAATAGATGGTAATGAACTTAACAAAAGTTCACAAGTGTTTAGAAGAAGACAAAAGCCTTCTTCGTTAAAAAAAATAAGATCAGTTCATGAATTTAAAACGTTACCGGAAGATATTAAAGAAGAGTACTACGATTATATTGATACTGAATTTAATAGGCGTAATGATGGTTACTGGTTCATGTGCAACGGGTCCTCGTGTTATCTTACAGGATCGCATTATATGTACCTTAACTGGACAAAAATCGATATTGGCGCTCCAGACTTTAGACAATCAAATAAGCTATTCTTCTATTTCTGGGAAGCTTGTAAAGCAGACGAAAGATGCTATGGAATGTGCTACCTCAAAAATAGACGGTCTGGCTTTAGCTTCATGGCATCATCAGAAACTGTTAACCTGGCTACAGCGTCAAGAGACTCAAGGTTTGGTATATTATCCAAATCAGGTGCTGATGCTAAAAAAATGTTTACTGATAAAGTAGTTCCAATATCATCAAACTACCCATTCTTTTTTAAACCGATACAAGATGGAATGGACAAACCTAAAACAGAATTATCTTATAGAGTACCAGCTTCTAAACTTACTAGAAATAGTTTTAAAGTAAAAACTGAAGAATCAGAAGAAGGTTTGGATACTACTATAGATTGGAAAAATACAGGCGACAACTCTTATGACGGTGAAAAACTAAAACTGTTAGTTCATGACGAGTCCGGCAAATGGGATAAACCCGATAATATTTTAAACAATTGGCGAGTTACAAAAACTTGTTTAAGACTAGGGGCTAGGATTGTTGGTAAATGTTTAATGGGATCAACCTCAAACTCACTTGATAAAGGGGGCGAAAACTTTAAAAAACTTTATGATGACTCAGATCTCACAAAAACGAAGCGAAATCGCAATGGGCAGACTTCTAGTGGATTATATGCTATGTTCATACCTATGGAGTGGAATTACGAGGGATTCATCGATAAGTATGGATTTCCTGTCTTCGATACTCCAGAGGAACCTACTAAAGGAATCGACGGAGGAACTATCCACAATGGAGTTATCGAGCATTGGGAGAATGAAGCAGATGGACTTAAAAACAATTCTGACGCTTTAAATGAATTTTATAGGCAATTCCCAAAAACAGAGCAGCACGCTTTTAGAGATGAAACAAAAGAGTCTATATTTAATTTAACAAAAATATACGAACAAATAGATTATAATGAGGAGTTAATGCTAAAAGGCTATATAAACAAAGGCTCTTTTCAGTGGAAAAATGGTGTTCAAGATACCACAGTAGAATGGCACCCTAATCCTCATGGTAGGTTTAAATTGTCTTGGATACCACCTGTTTCAATGCAAAATGTTATTGAAATAAAAAATGGAACTAAATATCCTGGCAATTCCGACTTTGGTTCTTTTGGTTGTGATAGTTATGACATTAGCGGTACAGTTGACGGCGGTGGCTCTAACGGAGCTTTGCACGGATTAACTTCTTTTAATATGCATGAAGATGTACCTAGCACACATTTCTTTTTAGAATATGTTGCAAGACCTCAAACAGCTGAAATATTTTTTGAAGATGTTTTAATGGCAATTGTTTTTTATGGCATGCCTATTTTAGCGGAAAACAATAAACCAAGATTATTATATTATTTAAAAAGAAGAGGTTATAGAGGATACTCTATGAACCGTCCAGATAAATTATTTAATAAGTTATCAATTACAGAAAAAGAATTAGGTGGTATACCTAATAGTTCTGAAGATATAAAACAAGCTCATGCTTCAGCTATAGAATCTTATATAGAAACATACGTAGGCAGGCTTGAAAGTGGAGATCACGGCAGTATGTACCTTCAAAGAACATTGCAGGATTGGTCAAAATTCAATATTAATAATAGAACAAAATATGATGCTTCCATTAGTAGTGGCTTAGCAATCATGGCTTGTCAAAGACATTTATACGCACCAAGAGGTGCTAGAGAAAAAAAGAAAATAGATTTTGGATTTTCTAAATATAACAATTCAGGATTAAAAAGTAAAATAATATAATAAAAGATGGCAGAAGCTACAGGACAAGTTACCCAATTTCCCAGCCAATCCGTAAGTGACGCAGAAAAAGCGAGCGAAGATTATGGAATGGAAGTGGCCAGAGGTATTCAGAACGAATGGTTCAGAAAAAATTCTGGAACGGGTAGATTTTTACAAAATCAACGTGAGTTTCATAGATTAAGACTATACGCTAGAGGTGAGCAATCTGTTCAAAAGTATAAGGATGAATTTTCCGTTAACGGTGATTTATCATATTTAAATTTAGATTGGAAACCCGTGCCAATAATACCTAAATTTGTAGATATTGTTGTAAACGGTATGCAAGATAGATTATTTACAGTTAAAGCTTTTGCACAAGATCCTACGTCTACAAAAATAAGAACGAGCTTTGTTGAAAGTGTTCAAGAAGACATAATTGCTAAAGATTTTATTGAAGAGATAGATAAAACATTAGGCCTTGATGTTAGAAATATTCCTGAGGGTAACACCCCGGCTTCAGAGGAAGAGCTAGAGCTATATATGCAAATAGGGTATAAACCCTCTATAGAGATAGCTCATGAGCAGGCTATTGATAATGTTTTTAAAAGAAATAATTATAACGAATTAAAAAAACGATTAGACTATGACCAAACAGTATTAGGTATAGCCGCCGCTAAGCACACGTTTAATAATACAGATGGTATAAAATTAGAATATGTTGATCCAGCTAATTTAATATATTCCTACACGGAAGACCCTAATTTTGACGATGTATATTATTTTGGGGAGGTAAAACAAATAAAATCAAACGAATTAAAAAAATTATTTCCAAACCTATCTAATGAAGAGTTTGACCAAATTGTAAAGCAATCTTCTAATTATAACAATTACGATTATTCAAACAATGATTCTAGTGATTCTACTGATAGCAATACTTTAACCGTTTTATATTTTAACTGGAAAAGCTGGGAAAAAAGTGTTTATAAAATAAAAGAAACTTCTACAGGAGCAAGTAAAGCTATAAAAAAAGATGATACTTTTAACCCTCCAAAAGATCAAAGAAGTAGATTTAATAAAGTATCACAGGCTAGAGAGGTTATTTACGAAGGTATAATGGTTTTAGGTGCTAATAAACTTCTTAAATGGCAAAAAGCAACTAATATGGTTCGCCTAGACTCAAACGTTAATAAAGTAATGATGAATTACGTTGTTAGCGCGCCAAGATTATATAAGGGCCGTATTGAAAGTTTAGTAGGTCGTATGATAACTTATGCTGATTTAATACAGCTAACTCACCTAAAATTACAACAAGTAATACAAAGAATGACGCCGTCGGGAGTTTATGTTGATGCAGATGGTCTAGCGGAGGTAGATTTGGGCAATGGAACTAATTATAACCCTCAAGAGGCATTAAACTTATATTTTCAAACAGGCTCTATAATAGGTAGGTCTATGACTGTTGATGGGGATATGAACAGTGGTAAAGTGCCGATTCAAGAATTACCTGGTGGCGGTGGACAACAAAGTCAGCTTTTAGTACAAGCGTACAACTATTATATGCAAATGCTAAGAGATGTTACTGGTCTAAATGAAGCAAGAGATGGATCAGATCCGGACCCGTATGCTCTTGTAGGCGTACAAAAATTAGCTGCAGCAAATTCGAATACAGCTACAAGACACATATTGCATAGTTCTTTATATATTACAGCTACTATTGCTGAGGCTATATCCATAAGAATAAAAGATGTGTTGCAATACCACCCGCAAAAAGAAGCTTTGATTAGCGGAATTGGACGGTTCAGTGTAGGGGCTTTAAAAGAAATGGAAAATCTTCATTTGCATGATTTTGGTATATTTTTAGATTTAGATCCTGATGAAGTAGAAAAGCAACTTGTTGAAAATAATATTCAAGCAGCACTGTCTAGAGATCAAATATTTTTAGAAGATGTTATTGATATTAGACAAATAAAAAATATAAAGCTAGCGAATCAGCTATTAAAATATAGAAGAACTAAAAAAGAAGCTGCTGATCAACAAAAAGCACAAAAAAATATTGCAGCGCAGTCACAAGCTAATGCTCAGGCGGCTCAAGCTGCTGAACTTGCTAAAGCACAAGCAGAAAATATAAAAGTAGAAGCTAAAGGTAAACTAGCAGAACTACAAACTCAATTAGACATTAAAAAATTAGAATCAGAGGCTGCAACTAAAAGAGAACTTATGCAATATGAGTTTGATTTAAATGTTAAGCTCAAAGAAATGGATATTAATGCTAAAAAACAATTAGATTTACAAAAAGCTCCAACAAACCCGGAGCCTAAAAAAGGGTTTGAATCTTCTGGCAATGACGTATTAGGCGGAATTGATCTAAGTAGGTTTGAACCAAGATAATTTTTACAAACTATTATATATTATTAAATTATGGCAAAGTGGACAGTAAAAGGCACAGCTGATAGCGAACCTAAGTCAAAAAAAGAAACAGAACAAGCGATTCTTGATAAAGCTGTTGAAAAAGGAGAAATTGATCCTCAATCAGCGGGAAAAGAATTAGATGAAACACCAAAAATTAATTTAGATGCCGTTCAAAAGCAAAGCGCAGATGAGATTTCTGTACGCGACGAATCCGGAACTAGCGAAGAAGTTCAAAAAGAAAACCAAAAGCAAGTTGAAGAACCTGCCGGAGAAGATAAACAAGAAGAGTCGCCAATTGAAATCATCAAAGAAGATGAGGTTGTCGAAAAGGCTGAAGGGCCTAAAATCGATGAAAACGCGTCTAAAGTAAATGAAATACCGGAGCCAAAAGAAAAAGCTCCTGAACAA